TACATTGATAAGGTATGTTCTATCTTATCGAAACACCCGACCAATTCGCAGAAATCCGCGACATTCTCACAGACAAGTGCTATATTGACTATGTCCTAGGAAATGACAATACTCACCCTGCCCTTGCAGAGGTAATTGCAATATACGTTTCTTCTTTAGATCGTAAAGGTTTTATACTTCCATTAAATCACCCAGAATGTATAAATTTAAACAAAGAGGAAGTTTGGCAATGGATAAATGAAAAGTCGTTTTTTACAAAAGATAGCAAAGCAACTCGTCACATTAACCCCACGAACCCTCATACGGATATACAACACTTACATTACAAACAAACCAACTTACCATTCGACGATAAGTTTAACACACAAGCACACACACATTATTACCGTAAATTCCCACAAATAAAGGTAAATAAAATGATTCCTATTGGCAAACACTTCGAGCGGTGTGAATTGAGAAAAAATGCGTTAATTCCACTACTTAGCGAGAATGTAGATTCACTATACAACGAGATAATATTACCAAGTTTATACCACATAGAAAAAAATTCAATCAAGATTAACGATCATTTTGAAAACTACTTTAAATTAACATGCGACAAACATTCAACCAAAGACAATAATATATACGGATGGTATAATCCATACACAACAACCGGAAGGCCTGTAAATAATTTCAACGGATTAAGTTTTATGGGTTTAAAACACAAAACGGGAGAGCGAAAGTCATTTGAACCTAAAAATGACCTGTTAATTGAAGTAGATTATAGTGGTTATCATCCACGACTGATTGCGGACATGGTAGGCTTTTCTTTTTCTAAAGCAGACGTTTATGAAGAATTAAGCGAAGTTTACAATGACCCTAACATCAATCCTAAAGAACATACATTCAAACAGATGTATGGGGGAATTAGAAAAGAAAACCTACACCATCCGTATTTTAGTAGAGCACAAGAATATATAGACTTAAATTGGGAAATGTTTAATCGTATAGGATATGTTGAAACTACGTTAGGAAAGCGAATACAAAAACAAAATCACCCCAAATTAACCCGCCAACAATTGTTTAATTATCTTATACAGGCATATGAAACAGAAACCAACATGCAGGTTGTTAAAGAATTAAATGAATATTTAGAAGACAAACAGTCTACCTTAATATTATATGTGTATGATTCGTTTTTATTTGACTTTTCCAAATCAGATGGTAAAGAAACTCTCATAAAAATCAAGGAAATAGTGTCCCGAAAACACCCAATAAAAATGAAGATAGGGAAAAATTACGATGTGTTGGAGGCTTTGTAGGAAGTCGTATATTTATTGGGGACTAATATGGTTTTTATGAATAATCGCCTCTATTGCACATTCGTCCCTGAAGAAAATATTGAAAATACAGTTGATCAAATAAAAGGATCTTACTCTGTACTTTTTAATAAAATTTTTGTCCTAGAAAGCTTGGATGGGGAAAAAATTATGCTTACATACAATGTAGACCTAGGTAATTCAAGTGGCGAATTTTTAATTAACAACACAATATTGGTACATAGAAAAAAACAAACAAACACTCTTTACACAATTAATGCTTTAAATGAATTGATAAAGAGTTTGAATAATGGTTATTTAGACAAGTCATACGCAGTAAATTGGAATGATTACAGAAATTCAATTTTACTAATACAATCTGATGGTTATAAACGTATCGACACTAAAGTAAGAAATATAATTAACATTTCTTAAAAATTTCCCAAAACAAACTTGGTTTAGCCAAATAACTTTTGTATATTTACGGAAGTAAAAACAATTAACCCTTTTTAAACAATAAAATTCTAACTATGAATTTAGATGAAATCAAAAATCGTTTAGCAAGTCTAAACAACAAAGGTGGAGGAAAAAAGACAGATTACGCTGCAAATTTCTGGAAACCAAAAGAAGGTACAAAATCACAAATCCGTATTGTACCGTCAAAATTTAATAAAGACTTTCCATTCAATGAATTATATTTCTACTTTGGAATTGGTAAACCTCGTATGTTAGCATTGTCTAATTTCGACACAACTGATCCAATTTTAGAATTTGCAACAAAATTGCGTAAGTCAGGTGATCAAACCAACATGGAGTTGGCTAAAAAATTATACCCTAAACTTCGTGTTTTCGCTCCAGTTTATGTGCGTGGTGAAGAAGACAAAGGTGTACGTTTTTGGGAATTTGGTAAAATGGTATATCAAGAATTACTTGGTGTAATGGCAGATGAAGATTATGGTGACATTACAGATGTAGCTAGTGGTCGTGACATTACAGTTGAAGTAATTCCTGCTAAAGAAACTGGTAAAATGTTCAACACAACAACAGTTCGTGTTAAACCAAATCAAACACCTTTAGAAGCAGAAGCTACTACAGTTGAATCACTTTTAGACACACAAAAAGACATTATTTCGTTGTATAAAAGATATGAATTTGACGAAATGAAAGACATTTTACATGGATTCTTAAAACCAGAAGATTTAGATGGTGGTAAAGAAACAGCAAAAGTAGAATCACAAGGTAAAGTAGACATCAATAAAAAATTAGATAATCTTTTTGATTAATGGCTAAAAAGAAAAAAACAGACTCAAATCGAGATGAGTTAACAGGGCTTCTTGCAGAATCTCTCAATAAAAAGTTTAGCAAGACCCACCACAAAGTCGCTTACTTTCTAGATGGTAGTGAAGACTCACCAACAGATGTAGACGATTGGGTGTCCACAGGATCCACAGTATTAGATTTGGCCATTTCAAATCGCCCTAATGGTGGATTTCCAGTTTCAAAAATTGTAGAGATAACTGGATTAGAACAGAGTGGTAAGTCCCTGTTAGCATCTCACATTATAGCAAACACCCAAAAGAAGGGTGGTATTGCAATTTACATTGACACTGAATCTTCTTTAAATGCTCAATTTTTACAAGCAATTGGAGTTGACGTTGAAAAGATGGTTTATTTGCCTCTTGAAACAGTAGAAGACATTTTTGACGCAATTGAAAATGTAATTTCACAAGTTAGAGAAAATAACCCAGACAAACTAGTCACAATTGTAGTAGATTCAGTTGCAGCAGCAACAACCAAAATTGAATCAGCAGCTGACTTTGAAAAAGATGGTTACGCCACACATAAGGCAATTATCTTGTCAAAAGCAATGCGTAAAATCACTAACTTAATTGGTAAAGAAAAAATACTATTAGTATTTACAAACCAACTAAGACAAAAGATGGGCGCAATGCCATTTGCAGATCAATACACAACATCAGGTGGTAAAGCTTTACAATTCCACGCTTCAGTAAGATTACGTCTTAAACAAGTAGGTAAATTAAAAGAAAAAATCAACGGTGTTGAAGAAATTGTTGGTTCTGAGGTTGAAGCTATTGTTGTAAAAAACAGAATGGGACCCCCAAACCGTAAAATTCGATACAATGTATTTTACAGACAAGGTATTGACGATTATGGTGGATGGTTAAAATTGATGAAAAACTACAAAGTAGTTAAACAATCAGGACCCATCTGTAAATACACAGACACATCAACAGGAGAAATTATTACATTTTATGGTAAAGAATTACAACAATTGTGTGAGGAAAGACCAGAAATAAAAGAACAAATGTATAAAGACACTTGCGATTCATATGTTATGAAATATCAACATGAAGATGAACAAGAAATGGATCCTGACGTACAAATCGACGAAACTGGAATATAATGGCAGAATCAATATTTGACATATTAAATGATGTTAAGGAAGTAGACACTACAGATCCTAATTCAAGAGTATTAATAATCGATGGATTAAACCTTTTTCTTAGGAACTTTTCTGTAAATGGAATGTTAAATGATAATGGAATTCCTATAGGGGGTGTAATGGGATTTTTAAAGTCTCTAGCACTTTCTATAAGGGAAGTTAATCCTACTAGGGTTGTAGTTGCATTTGATGGAAAAGGTGGAAGCACCAGACGTAGAAAAATCCTACCAAGTTATAAGAACAACAGAAAACCTGGTAAACGTATGACAAGGTGGGATGCTTGGAAAAATTATGAAGAAGAA